ATACCACGTTCAACAGAAGAAGGTACAGGTATTTTATCAATCCAATCTGGATTCTCTACACGTTCCCACTTCTTAGTGAACTTATTAAAGCCAGCTTTGTACTCCCCGTCGGGGCTATCTTTTATTGTTGTGAATTTATTTTCTGGAGGTATATTTGATACTTGGACAACATCCCACGTCTTAGCGTCTGCATTATACGTCGCTACTTCATTGGTTTGTGGGTTGTACTTTTGAATGGGAGTATCTGTCATAATATTTAATTTTCAATGTTTATTATATCATACATTTAAACTAAATACTACTGACTAAGAGACGCTCCCCAAGGTATTTGTGTATCATCTATACTGCTCGTCATATCACTCGCATTGAGTTGGTCCATAATATCTTGAGCAGCTTTCACTGGGTCGTCTGTCATGCCAGTTTTAATAAGTGTGCTAATTAGATTATCTCTAAACTTAGTGCCGCCTTGAGCAGTCTTCTGTTCTAGGTCTTTAACTTTTAAAGCGTCTAGTTGAGCCTTATAAGGATTATCCACTTGTTTAGAATAAGCCTGTGCTTGCATACGTCCTGTTTGAGCTTTGTACATATCTAACATTTGTTTTAATTGTTCTTCTTGTGCGGTGGCCGCAGCCTTTTTCTCTGCATCTTGTTGTCCCATATAAGCTTGTAGACCTTGACCAAGATTAGTAAAGAAATCTCCATCACCACTTAACAGGGCTGCTCCGAAAGCCATTAGGGGTCTATTGATACCTTCGCTAGATTGTTTAGAAGTAGAGTCTTGTACAGACGCTAAGCCCTCTGTAATATTAGAAGCATTGGCAGACTCTGTATTAATCCCCCCTTGGTTAGTAAGAACCTTTTCTGATACTTGTTCTTTTTGTTGGTTATTAATTGTAGAATTTTTAATAATATTATACATCTCTGGATTACTCATCCAGATGTTTTCATACTTAGCTTTCTCAGCATCAGAAGTAACATCTCTTCCAGCTTTACCACCAGTAGCAACAAACATAGCATAGTCTTGTGCTTTACTTAAGTCACTAGCTGTTTGTGTATCAGTAGCTTGTTGTAAACCTTCTTTAGAGTCTGAATACAAGTTAGCCCCTTGAATAGCCCCGATACCTAAAGAAGCGGCGAGATTCGGGTGCTTAGCAATTAGACTAACTAAGGCTGGAATACCTTTAGCCCCAGCACTAGCCCCACCTTTTAATAGACTAGGGATTGTTCCTACTAAACTAGAACCTAAAGTAGGCACAGCCATCGCAACAGAAGCTGCATCAGTTGGATTCTCTTTAGCCCATTCAGCTATAGAGTTACCACCTTTAATCATAGGATTATTAGCTTGTTTATCAATGAAGTCTTGAGCGTATTGATTGTCTGGTTGTAAATACCTAGCTATAAGGGCACCTGGGGTATCATAGTAATCACTAATACCTTGCATTAAGCCACCGTCTGCGTATTTAGAGACAACACCGCCTTCGGCATATAAACCTTTAGAGCCTAACTGGGATATTAAAGAATTGCCAATTTGATTAGTAGCACCTGAAGCAAGGCTTCCACCCATACTCATCATAGTTCCGCCAAACCCAGCAGAAGCCCCTAGACCACCTAATGCGGCACCAACTCCAGGAATACCCATAGCCATTGAACCAACTGCAAGAGCTGTGCCTAGAATACTAGATTGTTTTTTAGTTTGTTGTGTTGTTGTATCACCTGTTACTTGTCCTGCAATAGGAGAAGCGATACTAGATAAGAATTGTGCTTGTTGGTAAGGGTAGGCCTTTTCGTTAGCCCATTGTTCGTAGTTCCAATCTAAGCCTTGTTGGTTCATTGCTCGTTGAGCCTCTCCAACAGTACTTAAAGCAGCAGCGTCACGAAGACCATAACTTTGTCCCTGACTAGCAGTATTCATTAAACCATTAGCGCCAGTGTAAGCTCTATTCATTCCTAAATTAGCTTGGTTTAAAGCTGACTCATAGGAAGAGGCTAGACCTTGTGTTTCTTGGTCTGCTAAATTCTGTTGAAAGTCTTTATACATCTGAGCTTGGGCTAAACCAGAACGAGAACCTCCAAAAGAAGATGTTTGTGCTGCTTTAGCTTTATAATCATTCATTTGCTGGTCGAAGTTATTAATATTTCTTCTTTTAGCGACATCTAAAACGTTTTCACGATATGGATTAATATAGTTGTTTAAATAGTCTTGAGAGAAGCCTTCTGTACCAGAACGCATAACTTGACCCATAGCATCATTAGCTTGGGAGTAGTTACCTGAGTATTGACCTATAAGGTCTCTAGTCATTTGTTGGGATTGGAGTTCATCTGGTGTAAAATCAGCATAGCGTTGGGCATCATACGACTCATACGGAGTATTAGCTGCGTCTGTAGCCATCTGTAAGGACTGTTTTAGTGGGCCTAATGCCCAATCAGGAACATTCTTTACACTAGTACTTGTGGACTTAGTACCGCCACCCATTAAACTTGACATATTATCACACCTATATTGAACAGAACAAAGAACCAACCTTGTTCATCTTTTCCCTTTTTAAGAATACTTCTTTACTCTCTAAATCTATATTAGTAAGAATATCTACGTACAAACGTACATCGTTAATCTCAGCATATTCTTTAGCAGAGTTGAGTAAATCTTTTGCTACTGTTGAATTCCTGTGTCCAGGGTCAACATAAAATGTTACAGCATGAATCACTGCTTCATCTGACCACCAGAATTCAAATGGCACTAAAGCCAATACACCAATAATACGATTGGTTTCTGGATGTTTACCTAGTAAAACAACACCGTCATTAACAGTGTCTACCATGAAGCTTAAAGCTTTTTCTGTATTTGGTTTAGGAAGAATATCACCTATCTCATAATAACTCTTATAACAAAGAGCAACAATCTCTGGTACATCTTCTAAGTTAGCGGCTGTTATTTTAAATTTAGTGTCAGTTGTTGTCATTAATTATTGTTCCATTGCGGAGGCAAGTCCGCGTCCTTCTATATATTTAGGAGCTTCCTCTTTTAATTTCTCATGGAGGGCGTCTAGAATTGCTAAGCCTTGGTCATAATTTCCCTTGCCTAAAGCTATAATAGCTGGCATGGAGAATACAAACTCTCCTTCACTAATGAGTACTTGTCCTTTTGGTGTTCCTGTATGTGGGTCTGTTACTGTGGCTGGGATATCATCAGCTTGACCTTTTTGTAGTAGAAGGTCTTGTCTAGCAGGTAAGCCTAGTGCTGATGTGAGGGCGGATTTTGAAATTCCCATATTTTTCTCCAAGTATAGGTATTATACCATATTTTATGTCAAACTGCTATACGCTTAATTTCTAAGCCCCAACGTAGTAATCGGCAGTAACCCGCCAGATAATACCAGTTGTTACTGGACAGACAATAGTTGTTGCTGTATTAGCTGTTGAAGATTTGATAGGCTGAGACGGAGATATTTCCTCAGTATACATAGTACCTTGAAGGGCTGCATCTGCTGGGAAACTCAATTGACGAGACCCAGCTAAGTTAGTAGTCGTCACTATGACTGGGGCTGCTGCTGCTGTTAAGGCTGCTGTAGCGAACCTTTGTATAATGATACGCGTAAAGTAGTGAAATAAACCTGCCCCTGCTGCGGGGACTGTAAGAGTAACTGCCGCCCCTGCTGCACCTGTAGCTGTTACAGATAGTGTTGTAGGAATAGGAGTTGTATACGTCATATAATCGGATAGAGAAGCACGCATAAATATATTACCAACAGTACCACCAGTAGTAACACGAAGTCTTACAGATTTATACCCGTTAACAGAAGCGTAGTAAACACCTACTGCACTTATAAGGGAGGTAAAGGCTTGTGTTTGTTGGTTAAGAACTGGAATAGTAAAATAGTTAGAGCCGTCTATAGTACCTTCAAACTGGTAAACAGTTGTAGTAACAGCGTTGATATAAATAGCTGCACAACTTTCACCACCTTGTAAATCCATAACCTGTGAAGAGGCTGACATTATTAAAGATGTGTTAGCCGCCACTGTGTCTGCTCTTGGTTTTACTTCATTTCCTAAACTGTCATAAATTACTGCCATATCTCATTCTCCTAATATCTGTATGAAAGGCTATAGTTGCCTAAAAATTTATTTTTAAATGTTTCTAAAACAATAGTTAGTATACCAGATTTAGGTATAGCTGTTAAACTAAAATTATCCATTTCTACATTATCTGCTTGATTACCGGTTACACCTACAGCATTTAACCATACATTGACTTTAGAGGTAGGGGAAATACCAGCATCTGTTAAGTTAGTAGAAAACCTACTGATAGCAGTAGACCCTGTATTTAAAATAACAGTAGTAGTGGTAACACCTTTACTAATGTCTGCTTTATTATCTAAAGCTGTTTGTAGTCCACTAACATCACTGATAATATGTCCATGCCCTAGTTGACTATATCTAGCATCGCCTCTTGTATTATTTAGGTATTGGGTATGGTCATCATCTGCCAAACCTGTAAGGGCCCCGTGGTCAGTAACTCCACCAGAGCCCCCCCCACTACCAATAGCAGCTAGTAACTCTTTATCTTTATTTTCAAGAGTAATAAGATTACTTGTTAACAATCTAATTAAAGTACTAATATAGTCTTTAGTAGCTTTGTCTACAATGAGGGTAGGTTCAACTAGTCTTTCCATTTACTATTATCTTTCCCCATCAGGTTGTATACTAAATCTAGGTGCACCAATCATAAAATCAGAGCCAGTTGTATCTACAGAGTACTCTATAGAAACCTGTCTACCCCTACCCCTTAAACTAATCTTGTCTGTAGAGTTATTAAAAGTAAAAGGCCCCTTAATCGAACTAGTGACACTATTCGGATATTTCTTAAAAGTAAGAGTTACTTGAGCATTTCTATTTGGAATAAGCCTAAAGTCTGGAATGAACTTGTCAACAAACATAAGTTTTTGCCCATCTTCAATGTCCATCGAACCACTTTTAATGTACGCGGGCATAGCCACTGAGTCAGCATCTTTCCCCACTTCATGAACATAAAGAGTCCCTGTAGAGGTTGTAGCGTATGGTCTATTAAAGACACTTGAGTCTAACCAAGAGGTTCTCTCCCATGTTCCATCATACCATAAGTTTTCTAAGTAATTATAAATAACATACCTAGAATTTTCATTCGAACTATACACTGGATAGAACCAGATAATCTCATTAAATTCTTTATTAGTACCACAAATAACTTTATCCTTTTGGTCTTTGTTTAATCGACCATCCCCATCTTGGTCAAATAAAAATAAACTTAAGGAACAAGGTAGTCTTTGAACAGAACCATTATACATGTAAAAACCATCTAAGCCTTGCCAATAAACAATACCATTAATATCTGTACCACAATTCTGGGAGGTGGAAGAGATGTTATTAGCTAGTATTTGGAATTGGAAAATATCAGTCCCACCTACATACCTCATGGAGTAAACAGTGGTATCAGTAAGAACGAGTATCTCACTCCTTGTTTGAATAGCAGCTACAATCTTATTACCTAATGGCAGTCTATACTCACCAGCAGTATTTGTTGGGGTTATCGTCCAATCAGTTAATGTTTCTTGGTCAGCCCATCTAATAGTCATGGGGTCAAATACACCCCCAACACTCTCTTGAGTCCCGAAAGCAACAAGGTGTCTAGAAGGCTGTGCAATTAGAGTAAACAGGTTTTCGGTAGGAGCGCCTGAGATAAGTTGGAGACGTGTTCCTAACCCCGTAGTTGCATCCCATTGGTAAATTCCACCTTTGGTATAGCAACCAATTAAGTCTTCGCCCCAGTTATCAAAACTCCAAAGACGTAAGATATTATCTATTGTAGAGGAGTCCCTAGGCATTCCGTATCCACCACCAGCTTCACCAGGGGTACCCCAAGTTCCCCCACCATACCCAGTTAAAGAAGTACTGCTTGTACCTGCTGTTGGGATATAAAATCCAATAGACACGGCACCGCCACCCGTAGAATTAGAAGAGGCATTAGACGTAAATTGAATTGTAAATGTGTCTGTTGTAGGGACAGTTTTAACAACGTACTCAAAACCCTGTAGATTAATACTCCCTACAGAAGATGCTTGAGAAATAACAAAAATATAATCACCAACTTTTAAATCATGACTTGTAGCCGTTATGGTGATTATATTACTACCAGATGAAACACTAATAGGGTTAGTTAAGGAGGCTGTAGTTCTGTATGGGGTAACATCGTATACCTGTCCCCCATTTAATATTTGTACATGAGATTCAGTACCTGATACAAGATACTGAGAATAAGTTAAATCCATCCAAGAATGAAGTTTGTTTGTTCTACCTATAAAAGTAGACTCTTTTACAAAACCACCGACTTTTTCAGCCCTACCATTTCTAAAACGAATTTTATCGCCATCAACCCAGTAGTTTTCAGATGCGTAGTCAGTAGAATTCTTAAAGAATCCAGGATTAATATCTATTTGTTTTAGTTGAGTATCACTCATTCACTACCCTATAAGTTCAAATATAAAATCACCATAGATTTCAGTAGAGCCGTCACTTGTCGGAACACCTAAATCGTTGTCAAGACCAGAAGTACCATCTAAAAGACTTTGAAATTTAATTGTTTTTGTACCTGTAAGGGTAAACATGTCATTATTAAATATTAATCTATCTGAACCAGCAGACCCACTCGCCCAACCTGAAGGTGAGTATACTAGGGGAGTAGAGTCAGTTATATTATAAAATCTTACTCGACACCTACCACAGTTGTGTACAAATTTCCACCCATAAATCTTATATTTACCAGCAGGAAGCGTGATGATGCCAGTACCTGTATCGTGCGAAGCCCCAGGAATATCTGATGTGACTGTAGTGTTTAGTATAACATCCCCAGCTAAATTACTATCTTTCCAGGCCATAGAGCCATCTCTTTGTCCACCACCAATACCAGTTGGTTTAGTTTGCTGAACTCTAAGAATAGGCGGAGTACTTCTAATGGAAGGTTGTAGAGCTGTATCCGCTTTTACCCCTTGAGCAGCAGTAGCAGAGTATGTTTTAATAGCTTTTTGAGTAGCTAATACAGTATCAGAGTTAGCGGCTAATGTCCCATCTGTATCAAAAGCTAAAGTAGATGCTGTTCCAAGACCAAGATTAGCCCTAGCAGTCACCGCACTGACAATATCAGATAAGTTATTAGAGGCTTTTAAAACACCCTCTACCATATCATAAATATTAGTCCCATCAGTATAAACAATTCGTCTGCTTCCTGGTGTGAGAAGTACTTCTGTACTCGCAGAGATAGGTTTAAAAGTTACGTTACCACCTGTATGCTTAGCGTGAAGAAAATACACTTTAGGAACGTTAGGTATAAACATAGAAATATTAGCAGACAATGTCCCTGTAAATATTAAAGATTTATATCTAGCTTGGTCTTCAGACCCGTTACTTGTAGTTAAAGTGATATTAGAGCTTCCAGTAACGTCTACTACTAGTGAACCATCTATTTGTTTATCCAATAAGTCAAAGACCTCAGCATTAAGTTTTGAACCCCAAGTAGATGGGTTATCATTCGTACCTTGTTTAGTAGTGCGGCCACTGGTTGTGTATGTTGATGTCATAATTTACCCTCTTAAGCGGTACTTCCTGTACCTACTGTATGTTTTAAAGTATTCTGAGAAGTAGAAGGATTACTAAAAGTTGAATTAGAATCTCTACGCTGTCTTTGTGCTTGATAATTCCAATCAGAAGCAGCAGTTTGGTATAGACCACCCCAAGAATCTACTTGAGACCATGCCTTCATAAAGATTGAAATATTTACCATAGTTGCATAGAGTAAAGCTTGCGAACATGTATTGTTGGTAAAATAATTTGTTGTATTAGAAGAAGATAACTTTGTTGGTACTGAAAATGCTCTTACTTCATATGCATAGTTAGAAGCTGGTGTTGGTGCTAAATACAAACGAGTTGTATCATACACTGTGTAATACTTTGGAAAAGAGGTAACAGAGGCTTTAGGCCAGTAGTCATAAAGGAAGTCTATTGTTTTTCTAGTTAGTAAAGTCCTTTTACCATCAGTACTTGTTACAAAAACAGAAGTAATACCCATATCTTTAGTCATAGGTTTAGTAATGTAAGGAGAGGAGGTTGAACATGTTCCTGTGTACCCAGCTTCCAGTTCAGGTAAGTCTAATTCTTGAACAAGCCTGTCCTCCGCAAGGGAGATAGCAGTAGGGATATAAGAACTCAATTCAGAGGAATCATCTTCTGTAATATCTTTTATTGTTTGTATTAGAGATGCGTAATCTGTTATTACAGTCATGAGTTAATCCTTTAGTTTGTAGGCCAGTCAGACGGTAGAGAATCCCTAGCTGATTTACTATAGTTTTCTAGTCGTACATTATCGACTGGTTTAGGGTCATTAAATTTAACTAATCTATTTACATGGTTAACAGGATGGTCTACTAGGTTAAAAATACCATCAGATTCATCTCTGTGTATTACAATGCCAGTTCCAGGTTCTACAACCATATCTTTTCTTTTACATTTGAAGCCACTTCGGTCACTAATGAAGTTAGAATCTCCTGAACCTTTACCTGCCACTTATACCCCCAATAGTAACACTAAAGTCAGCCCTCTCTCTATCTTCTTCAAAAGCATCAGACATAGTTTCTTCTAATTTACTTTTTAATTCCATTCTTAATTCTTGAGGAACATTAGTACGTCTTAAAGACATCTCATAGGCTAACCAATCAATGAGTAGAGGTAAATACCTTTTATTTAAAGCTACCCTCTGATAAGATGCTGTAATGTCTTGTACGTTAGTAGCTACTAGTACTTGTAATGAATCCCCTACTGTAGAAGCAGGTTTAGGCCATATTTTTATTACTTCATTATCAATACCTTTATCAATGGAGTAGACAGTCGGTCTATTACCAGTTTGACTTTGAGTAGGGATATTGTTAAATTCTTTAATACCATAGTATTCTAAAGAGTTAGTTAACTTAGATTGTAAATTATAATAGTTTACATCTAAAACACTAGAGTAAATAGAATCTACAGTATATGAGGTAGTATTAGCTAGTAAGGGGATTGAAATAGTAGTAATAGCATTTAAAGGTATATTCTTATTTCTGAGACGTAAAAGAATGACGTTTAAAACACGTCTTGCTTTCTTAGCCTCTCCACCAGTAATATGCTCACCACCTATTAAGTCGAGAGCATCGTTGACTATATCGTCAACATCTAGAGAGAAGGAATATGTTCCACTTACTGAGCTTGCCATACTATGATTATACCATACTTTCTATAATACGCCTAGGAGATTGTAGGCAGTGGGACCCTTGGGTCATCTACATAACAAAGTTCTACACAACCTA